TATGAAAATTTAAGTGATAAAGAATTAATAGATAAGGTTTATGAAGCTTTTAATGTAAAAAAAGGAGATTTGCTTGTTGATAAAATAGGAGATGTAATAAGCTTAGATGATGATTTTTTTTATGATAAAAAGAAGCAGACTACTAAAATCAAAAAACAAAATAGGCATTTTTACTTAGACTACTTTCCAAAGCTTATTAATGACCCTGATGAGATTAGATTAAGTATGGATGCTGACCCTAGATTTAAAGGCTTTACTAAAAAAACTTATATTAAATATTTTTATGATAATGGAGTAAAAGCTCTTGTGATGGTGCTAAATCAAAAAGGCAATCAAATCAATAATAAAACCATGTTTTTAAGTGAAGATAATAGCTATTTTAAAGAGATTTTAAATCAGGGGAAAACAATTTATAAAAAACAATAATCAATCAGCGACTAAGCCCTGAGCATGATGTTCCCGCGTCGCATCTGGGTTTTGGTTTAGATAAAATCTAGTCTATCCAAACATCGCTTAAAGCGACCAAAGGGCATAATGATTGACTTTTAGACATTATAAAAAATCTTATTTTAAAGTCTGCTTAAACAAAGTCCAAAGCATATCCTTAGTTTCTTCTTCCATTGCTCTGGCTACTCTTTTGTTTATATTTAAATTTTCATCGATGGGTAAAAAAGGTCTTGCTATTACATTTTTAGAGCCAAATTGATGCACACTTGCATACGCAAAGCCTTTATAGGTGGCATTAAGTGCTACAAAAGCTCTATCATTTTCTACTCCACTATGTAAAGAACTTTGCATTGAGCCTGTTGCAAAAAGCTTTTTAGTATGCATGATCTTTTGTGCTTTTCTTGAATTTAATGTACTTTGCTTTAAAGGTGCCCATTTTTTAGCATTAGAGTCTTGTTCTTTTTCTAGATTTTCTTTGCTTTCTTTATAAAGTGTTTCAGCAATTATTTCTTTTAAGATAATCTGCTTTTGTTCGTTTTCTAAATTTTCACATTTCTTTAAAAGATTTTCAAGACCCTTTAATTCAAAGCGTTTCATCAAAAAGTCCTTTTTGAGTTTCTTTTATATAGTATTTTGCCCAATTATCTACTTTTATAAGTTCAATAGACATAAAAGTGTATCCGCACTTAATACATCTTCTAAATCTTTCATTGGTGTCTGATTTTATAGTTTTTAAAACTTTAGTTTTATCATTCGCACATCTAGGACAGATCAAAATAAATCCTTTAAAAAAGCTTTTAAAGGATTATATCTATTTTTAATTATTTTATTTAGTTTTAGCAATCTTTTCTAAAACTACAAGCATTATAGTGCAGTCTTTTTTGCTAAGAGTTTGAAGTGAGTATATATCTTTTTTTAAAGTTTTTTTACAAAGTTTGTAAAAACTAAAAATAGGCATTTTTGTTTGTTTTAATAAAGCTTTTAAATAAAAAAATTGTTTATTAGAACTAGCTTTTTTAAGCATTAATCTACCCTTAAAATCAGGTACGAAGTTTATATCATCTTTAATTTTACCATCAAAAATATCAAGCAAGATTTTAAGCTCATCTATGCTTAAATCTTTTGAGCTTAAAACCTCAAATCTTAAAGCTAAAAAATCTTGCCAAGCATTATTTTCTTTATAATATAAATACTCTTTGTGCATGTGTATTTTAGCTAGAAGTTGTTTTCTAAGCATTGCTTGTTTAGGACTCATAGCAAACCTCTTATATAGAGTTCTTTTTTTAAAAAGCTTCTACTAAGCCCACTTACACGAGAGAGCTTGGCTATATTTACTTTGCCATTTTTGTGTTTATAAAAGCCATTTTCATCATTTAAAACATCTTTTAAAAGTGTTTTAAAAGCCCTTAAAGCACCATTTCTTTTACTCATCTTTTCTTTCCTTGCTAAATAAAACTTAATCAAGCCCATTAAATCAATGGACTTTGTTAAATTTTTTGGCTTTTTTAACATATTTCATTTTTATGTTAAAATTTTTAATATTTTTTAACATTTCAAAAGTTCAGGATTCTCGTGGATATTGCCGATAGTTTCAATAGTATATCCTTCATCTTCAACTAAATAAATTAAAGAGCCTATGTAATCTCCATTTTTTCCTTCAAAATAAAAAGTCCCTTCTTTGTGAATGCTGATTTTTGCTAAAAAGTAATCGTATAGACTTTTAACTTTAACAATATCATTCTCGTATACTTTTTTACCTTTCTTGTCATAAAGCCCTGTAAAAAGCTCTATTTCATAATCCTCTTTAAACTCAGATAACCTTGTTTTGGCTTCTTCACCATAAACATATTTTGTTTGGCATTTGCAATCCTTATTACCACAACCCTTGTGATGCTTATCCCAAACTCTAAAATCAAAATCTTGTAGTTTCATTTGTTACCTCCATTTATACTTTTTATAGTTTTTTGCCATTCCTCATCGCTTTTAAACTCATTATTAAGTTCTTTTAAAAGTTTAAGTGCTTCATCATTAGACAAATTAGAAAGAATAGCTCTTATTCTTTCTAATGGCTTGATATCCTTATGGATAATTCCAAAGAATTCCTCTTGCTCTTTTGTGCTTAAATCTTCAAAAAGTTCAGCCAAATCATGAGCATCTATATCTTCTAAATCACTCGCATCTATGCTTACATTGACATACATTTTTTATCCTTTTGTTTTAAATTAAGTTTTAAAAACTTAATCAAATCCGCCTTAGCGGACTTGTTAAATTCTTTTAAGTCTAATTTTTTGCTTTGAAGTCATTTTCTTTTTTCTTTTAAAGCTTTGCTTTTTTAGCTTAGGCTTATTTTTAAAATCAAGTTCTAAAAAGCCATTAAAATGAGCTGTTTTTGTTTTAAAAACACTATTTAAAAGTTTAAAAGTCGCTAAGGAAAGCTCTCTCATTTTTCAATCTCCAAGCTTTCAATCTTTGGCTCTATTCTAAAATTATCTTTTACAACTCTTTTAAGTCCTAGCTTTACTAAGGTGCTATCTTCAAGCTCTGCAATAGCATCTTTATTAAGTTCTTCTTTATAAGTAATGCAATCATTAAGTCCATAGCTTTTTAAAGCTTTGATTAAGTTTTCTAGTTTTTCTTTCACACGTGGTAAAGATACACTTTTACTTAAGCGATAGCCAATCTTGCCAAAGGTAAATTCTTTGCTTCTTTTTTCTGCAAACTCGTGTTTATTATTTTCGCAAAAAGTGGTGATACATTGCTCTATGTATTTAAGTTCATCACTTAAAACCTTAATCTCTCCTGCGCGAGCTTCTTTAATCTCATTGCAAGCTAAAGTCACCTCGCCATTAATCTTTTCTATTTTTACGCTAAGTTCTGCCACTTTTTTAAGTGCTAAGTTAACATCTTCTAAATTATTTATTTGCATTTATTCTCCTTTTAAATTAAATTTGTTAATTTGATAATCCCAAAGAATTACGCCATATCTTAAAAGCACTGCGTGTTTAGTTCTTTTCTTAACTATCCTTAAACCTTTTTTTTCACGCAGTGTCGCGGAGCCTTCAGGTGGGTTAAGGGAGTGTAGCTCTTTATCGCAAAAGGTGGCTTTGCCACATTGCGAAGTCAAAGAGGCAACTCCAAAACTAGCTCTTTAATGCCAAGCTTTTTAGCTAATGCTAATTCTTCTTGTATTCCCTTAGAATATTTTGCATCTTTGTGTTTGCTAAGATAAATATAATCACACGCTTTTAAAAGCTCTAATCCCATTTGTAAAGCTTTGTCTCTGTGCTTGTTTTCATCCAAATAACTAAATTGTAGTATGGGTGAAACAGGCACAAAACCTTCACATTCACGCATAATTTTTAAGCATTCTTGCTGGGCTACACTAATAGCCTGAGCTTTTCTTTGACTTTCTCTTACAGCTAAAGCTTTGTAAGGAGAGGCTACATAAACTAATGCCATTGTTAATCCTTTCTAATAAATTTAAGTTTTAAAAAACTTAATCAAATCCACCTTAGTAGATTTGTTAAATTTTCTAATACGCCTTAATTACTCCATTTTTATCTTGATATAAATTATTTTGCAAGGCTAGATGATCAAGTTTTGAATATTTAAAATGCAAGTTAGCTTTTTTGCTCATATTTCCTAAATGTAAAACATTTCTACCAAATTTACTATGACTGTTTAGGCTAACTGCTTGTTTGTTTCTTCTGATATCATCGATAATAATATATTTAAAACGCTTGTCTCCTTTTGGAGTTTCTAAAATTTCTTTTAAGCTCCAACCTTTTTCTTTTCTTTTCACATAAAGCTTGTGGGTAATCCCATATTTATTGCAAATTTCTATTTGTTCTTTTATGTTTAAACCAAGCTTATCTTTAAGTTTAAAATTTTTAGTATTTAATGGTGTATCTAAAGGCATTTTTCTTTTTTTTCTATCTTTAAAACAATAATAACTTAACTGCATTTTTCCCTTTCTAATAAATTTAAGTTTTAAAAAACTTAATCAAAGTGCTTTAATTTAAGCACTTTTGTTAAGCTTTTTACCCAAATGAAAACGAATGATTTTTTTTGCAATATAATCAGGATAAATTCCTTTTAAAACATCTACAAACACTCCACTTTCTTTATAAATAATGCTTACACCCTTTATCTCAAAAAGCGAAGCACTATAATCAGCTTTCTCACCTTTAATCATTGGTATCATTTTTTCTCTCCTTGTATTAAGTTTTCTTTCTTTGCTTTTTCTTTTTTGATTAAGTCAATCGTTTCAAAGATAGCCATCCACTTGTCTTTATTTTTAGGACTCTTTAACTTTCTAAGAGCTTCAGTATAGATTTGATGAACGCGTGTCACGCTAAGATTAAGTTCTTTAGCTATCTCTTCAAAACTCATAATATAACCATCTCGCTTGCACTAGTTAATAACTCATCATTTATTTCGCACTCTTCAAGTTCTGCAAGTCTTAAGGCCTTTTTTAAAAGCTTTGCAGAGCTTCTAAAATTACCATTGCTAAATTTAAAATAGCCCTTGCCAAAAAACTCATCACTTTCTTCCTTGCTAAGTCCTCTCATCATCCATTTACCACAAATCCTTGAGTAAAGTTGTTTAAGCTCTTTGTTTTTACCCATTAGGTTTTTGTATAAAATCTCAGTTCCTACTAAAATAAGAGGCACTCTAGCAAAATCCGCAATGCGTCTTAAATCCTCCAAAGCCTTTAGTGGTAGATATTCGGCTTCATCTACGATTAAAATCTTTTCATTGGTCTTTAAAAATCTTGCAATTGCTTTTAGTTTTGAAGCATTGTTGCTATTTGCTTCGATTTTAAGAGCATTTAAAAGCTCATCAAGCATTACACCCACACTTGTATGACAAGTTGCCTCTATTAAAATACTTTGTGGTCTGGTTTTAATAAACTCGTTTATAATAGTGGTTTTTCCTGTTCCTGCTTCTCCAAAAATAAGTGCGATTTCTTTTTCATTTACAGCTTCGCTCATTACAAAAGTAGCCATAGAAAAATCACGGCTTCTAAAAAGTTGTTCTTTTTTAGGTTTTTCATTTTGCTTATCTTTGTGATTAGCGATAAAATCTCTTATCTTTTTACTCCATAAAGCCACATCACCTTTATAGCTTGCACTTTTAATCTGTGAGATTAAAGAAGCACTCGCACCAATCGCTCTTGCCAATGCACTTGGCTTCATACCGCTTTGCTCTAAAAAGCATTCTAATTCTTTGCTTAGTTCTTGCATATAAATCCTTTTGTTTTTAAGCTTTTTTAAAAGCTTTTAAAAACTTTCAAAGCGTGTTTAAATAGACTTTAAAAGCTTTTAAAGACTTTTAATACCCTGCCTTTTTGGCAGCATTTTCCCATTTTGGAATTTTGCATTTGGTATCTTTTATAACTTTTGTACTCAAATGTTCAAAATCACCATTGCTAACAAGGGCTTTTGAAAATTCAAGTTCTTTTTTAGCGTTGTTACTAGCTTTTGTTTTTGGGCTTTTGACTTTTTCTAGTTTTTCCTTGCCAAGAGCTAAATACTTTTCCATATTCTTTTCTAAAATCATTCTTTGCTCATCGATTTTGTCTTTATTTGCTTTTATGGCTCTATTTACAAGTTTTCTAGCAACTTTAGCTTCTTCAATGCTTACTCCAAGTTCTAAATCTAAGTTGTTTGCTACACAAATAAGTTCTTTTTGTTTATCAAAGCAAAAGATTTCATTTTGATTATTAAGATTTTCACACACAAACACTTCTTCATGGGTGTATAATTTTGGATTATAAAAAAGAGTGCCATTAAGACTTAATCCTTTATTTAACACCTTTCTAAGTTTTAATTCACCGCCTAAATACATACTAAGGCTAAGCTCATCTATACTAATGGCATCGCTAATCTTTGCTTCATAACTTTCTTTTGGAGTGGCACCTAGTCGGTCAAGCCATTTGTTATTCATAAAATACGCACTATAATCATCAATGCACTCTCTCATATACTCAAGTGTTTTAAGTCTTCTTTGATTAGTTTTATAGCCTTTTTTAAGTCTTCTTTCTTTTTTAGAATAAAAAAACTCAATGGCCTGTCTTTCTTTAACATTAGATCCTATGTATCCAACTAAGTTTGCAGTGAGTGAGTTTTGTAAATCTTTGAATTTATTTTCTACATAAGGCTTACTCCAGCCACTGTAAGCTGGCATCGCTTTATAATCAATGTTTAATCTCTCTAAAAGAGCTTTGACATTTTTACTTAAAAATGCCTTGCCATTATCTGAGTGTATGCATTTTGGCACACCATAAGTGCTGATGTATTTTGCAATGGCTCTTGCTATGCTTAAACTATCTTCACTAAAGCCTAGATAAAAGCTAGCCACACCACTATAAGTATCGATTAATGATATTATAGTGTAGCGTTTATGCCAAGAGCACTCATCGCCTTTTAGCCCATAAGTTTCATTGATAAAATCTACTTTACAAATAGCATCAAGTGGACTTGCATCAATTTCTACGATTTCATTGATGGTATTTACTTTCCAATTACTCACCCCAAGTGCTGGCAGATGTCTGCTTATAGCTCCATCTTCACCATACAAGATGATATTTTTTATGAGTTTGTTTTCTTTTAAGTATTTTTTCATACTTCTTAAAACACACTCATAGCTTATAAATTCATCTTTTTTGCCTAGAAAATCTTTTAAATCTAACTTGCCATTTTTTGCTAATTCATAATTTAGCACTCTGTGGATATTAGAAGCATTAAGCCTTCCTTTTTGAGCAAGTAAGGTATTTATAAAAAGCTCTTTTATACCAAGAGCACTAATGGCATCATCTTTTTTATTTTCTCTTTTATCTATTAAAGCATCAAGTCCGTTTGCTAAGTATTCTTTTTGCCAAGCAAAGAGTTTGTTTTGTGTGAGTTTAAACTCATAGATTTTTTTAGCGTTAATGTAATTTATAAAATCATTTGTGCTTATCTTGCCTTTAGCATGGAGCCATTCTTTAATCACAGCGGCTTTTTGTAAGGCTAAATTTTGCTTTTTAGAACTGGCTTTTGCAAAGAGGCTTAAGTTATCTTTGTTTATTTGTATTTGATTTTCGCTAAGTTTGGTTTTGTCAGTGTTTTGCACTTGTAAAGCTTTAGAATTTTTAAGCAAAATATCATCGTTTAATGCTTTGCTTAAAACTTCTTGTGTTGTTTTAGAGCTTATAGTAGTATCGCTTATATCTTCTATGTTAAAACCTTGCTCTACTAGCTGTGCTTCTTCCTTGCTTAAAGGTTTAGACCAGATTTGAAGGGTTTTACCACCGCGTCCTTTTCCTTGGGTGTATCTATACGAAAATATTTTCGTATCAATGTGCAAAATTTTTTCATTACTTTCAATAGCTTTTTTTGATTTTTTTTGCAAATTTCTTAAACCGATAGAATTATTATCACAAAAAATATTAGCATTTATCCACATTTAAGCTACCTTAAACCCATCTTTTTCTAGCATAATCCTAAGCTCTTTAGCTCTACCTCTTATACCCTTAATCCTACCATTAGACAAATCATAAAGTATAGTTATATCTTTATGATTTAGACCCTTAGCCTTAGCCCAAGTCATAAGCTTTACACCTTTAGCACTCATAGTTTTTACAAGTTTATTTTTCATCTAAAATCCTTTTGATTATAATTCAACTCTTTCTTTAATTTGACGACCTTTATATCCTTTAAAAATATGAGATTTTAAAGCACTCTTATAAGTTTTTTTCCCAGTATCGTGTTTCAGGAAACATTTACTAACATTTTCAGCAATTTCTTTACTTTTTTGATTTGCCAAAAATCCCTCTAGCTTCTCAAGAGAAAGCTTAATAAGCTCATCTTTACCATTAAAATTTTCACTCTCAAATAAATGTTTTACACCATTTAAAAGATTGCTTGCTTGCTTAAAATTCATTTTACGCCTTTTAATTTTATTTTTGCTTTTTTGTGTTACCATTACCGAAAAAGTTATGTAATTATACGAAAATAATTTCGTATTGTCAAGGATAATTTATGGAAATAGGAAAAAAAATTCGCATAGCAAGAGAAGAACAAGGATATTCTCAAGAGCAATTAGCTAACGAATTGGGTATTACAGCTAGAACTTTACAAAATTATGAATATGGTAGAAGTGATGTTGGTGTTATTTTAGTTGGTAGAATAGCTAAGATTCTTAAAATAAATAGTGACTATTTTTTTAAAGATGATAGTTCGTTAGTCGTTCGTAAGTCAACAGATAAAAATGTTCGTAAGTCGTTCGTAAGTGATGAAAAAATGTTCGTTAGTGAAACAAACCTTAAAAATGTCTCCAAGTTGCCTCTCAATATGTCTCCTAGTAATGTCTCCAAGTCGACAAATTTTGTCTCCTACTCGTCTCCTAATACAAATTTGGAATCTCAAACCTTAAACGATGATATGATAAACATTCCTTTTTTTGAAAATGTAAGAGCAAGTGCTGGAAGTGGCGCTTATAACGATGAAGAAAGCACTCAAGCTTTGGGACTTTCTAAAAGTTTTTTGCGTGAATGCTTTGGCTTATACTCTTTTATAAATCTCTCTGTGATTTTAGGACAAGGCGATTCTATGGCACCAACACTTCCTGAAAATTGCTATCTTTTAATCCAGCAAGGAGAAGTGGCAGAAGGCGAAATTTGTGTAACACGCATTGAAGATGAGCTTTATGTAAAACGCCTTCAAAAACGCCCCAAGCTAAAACTCCTTAGCGATAACAAAGCGTATGAGCCCATTAATTTAGAAGGTGAAAACTTTGAAATACTCGGACGCGTTGTAGGATATTTTAAAAAGACTACTCTTTAATTTTTAAAGGTGTTTAAAAGACTTTGTAAAGTATTTATAAAAAGAATGTAAAAATGTGTAAAGCACAATGTAAAAAAATGTAAAGATAAAAGCTCACTTTGATTTCTAAAAAAATCTCATCAAAATACTATAAAATAATACTTTGATTAAAATTTTTCTCACTTTACTTTTTTACATATCTTTATAAATATTATTTGATATTCTTTTTTAATGATTTCTTTTACCCAATAGATTTCTTTAAGGTCTTTGATTTTAAAAATGTCTTTGTTTTCATACAAAAAATTATAAATTTTATTATCTTCAAAATCTATATCAATTAAGTCTTTTATTAGCGAAATTAAAATATATTTGAATTGCATAAATCTAGATTCTTGTTTTATGATGTTTAGCAAATCTTCAAAACTAGAATGTTTATTATGTAAAAAATCTTGTATTTTATACCTTGTTTCTGAAGCAACATTAATTTTATTCATTAGAGCAAAAATTTTGATTGATCTTTTTTCATCTAAAAAACCGTATTGATCTAATATTATTTTAATGATAACTTTTATATAGTTTTCTTTAATACTTTCGTTTGTTTTTTCTAAGGCTTGTGGAAACATACTTTCATTTTTAAAACTTTCTATGTTATTTTTTGAAGTTAAGATGTGTAAAAAATTTATTATAAGCTCATCATTTTCTTCTATGTAGTTTTTCTTTTTGAAATCATCAAATGAAAGATAAGATGTTCCAAGATTATGAAAAGATATGGGAAATTTGATGTCTTGAAGAGTTGTTGTTTTTTCAGGTAAGGATTTATTTGCCTCTTTGAAATCTTCATAGTTGATTTTCATTAAAACTTCATCTTCTTTTCTTTTAAAGATAACTTCTTTGCCAGTAAAACATATTCCGGTAGTTTTGCTAAAATAATTAAAGGATGTTGAGGTATCATAAAAAGCAATAATGTGTTCCGAAGATACCTTAAATATCTTCGAAATTGTTGTAATTTCTTGCTCTTGCATATTGAAAACAAGTTTTATTTTTTTGTATTTAATGAATTTTTATCAATATTTTCTATGATAAATTGGCAAATATTTTCCATTAATGCATTTCCTTGTGTTTAGTTTTTTGTATTGTGTTTTAGTCTTAAAATTATAATTTGAAGTACTGCTGGTATAGTAACCCTATAGGCTGGGCTAGCTAAATCCAATGCAGTCCATGTGGTCATAATTGTCCAACCTACCGGACCAGAAAAAAGACTTAAAGCTCTTGTAAGTGTTGCATTTGCCGCAAGAGATAAACCTCTTCCTAGTAAAACTTTCATAACTTGATTTGCAACTATTACTGCAATTTGATAGCTTTTAAATCCACCTATTTTAATAAGAGATTGCAATCCCATTACAACTGTTTGTTTATTAATATTAGAAATGCCAAGTTCGAAAATATTTACAAGTTCTCTTAATGTATTTTCATCTTGAGAATTTTTTAACTCTTCTTCTATTAATTTGCATAAAAGTGATGTTTCTATGGAGTTTGTGCTTTCATTTTCATCAAATTTTACATCAAATTTTTTTGCAACATCGCGTAGAATTTCATTATATAAACTCCACCACCTCGAAATATATTAAGAATACTATTTCCTCCAAATTTTTGAAATTCTTCTAAAATGAGTTCGATATATTCTTTATGATCTGGATAATGTTTTTTATAAAGATCATTATTGGTTAACTCTTCAGTAAAACGAACTTTCCCGTCTTTATCATGGGTTAAAATTTTTACAAGCTAATCGAGTTCTGGACTGCTTAATTCTTTTAAGAATTCTAAATCTTTATCATATCTGTAGGCCATATTTTCTCCTTGTTTTTAAAATTTTTAACTTTGTATTTTATCAAATCCCCCCCCCCAGTCAAGGGGGAAGTGAAATTTTTAAGTTTTACGCCATAGCACTAGCGCTAAAATTGTGATTAAATATATAGCACAAAATATTATATTATAAGGATAAGGTTGCATAGAAAGAAAAATAAGTATCGCTATGCCAACAAAAACCATAAACGCTATAAAATACAAACCACACATCAACACTATGGCAACAAAGCCAGCTATAAGGCTTAAAATTCCAAGTATTATTCCCAT